CTTCGTGCTAAAATACCGAAGCGGAACGCTTCTCTAAGGAAGTCGCTCCGCTCCATATTTCGATCAGGCCCTACGCGGGCGGCGGGTGTATATCGCTCAAACGCCGCGATGGGCTTCTAGTCCTGAAGAATGCCTACCTTCTTCCAATACTGTTACCGATACCTTGAAAAATCCTAGATCCATAATCTACAGCATTACGCAACTCATAAGAATCAACGTCCTTCTGTTTAGACTTAGAGCTCCACTTATAATAATCACGCAAAGCCTTATCTTTAGAAAACTCAATATTTTTAAGCACATTGGTATTCTTAGATTCCCATAATGAAGATAAGCCTCGAGCACGATTAGACTGAATATTAGCATAAATCAAAGAATCAGCGGTTTGAGATGCAATCTTATTACTAATACGAAGACCATTGGTCTCAGCAGAAATTTTTACAGCCTTAGCCATCTCAGTTTTATACTGAGCCTCTGTAAGAGAGTGTTGAGCATACAAATTAGATAAGGTCTGGCCTTTGATAAACAGATCAGCCTGTTGTTGCTCATCAAGATACTTATTAAGCACCTGTTGGGCTTCAGAATCAAGGAGAATCTGTGCTTCTTGAGCAGAAGTAAGACGACCAGCAAATTCCATATTCTTAAGCTCCTGATATTCCTTAGACTGATCCAACAATGCAGATCGACGGCCAGTAGACGCATTCCAATAACCTGACTGGCCAACACCAATATTACGATAATTAGTATCACCAAGAATCTGTAGCATCTTATACGGAGTAAGAGAGGCATTCTGTTCAGCGTTAAGCATAGCAGCACGAGCCTGAGCCATGGAAGCAAGAGCAGAACCTACATCCGAGAAATCAGGGCGAAATGCTTGTAAGCTAGGCATACCAGCAGCAGAAGCAACAGCACCGCCTGAAGCAGGAGCCTTAGAGCCAGCCAAAGCGGCAGAACCTTGAACAAACGGATTCAGACCGCGAGAAATCATAGCATTAGGGGAGTTATAGGCATTATTCATTCCCCACATTTTTTCCTGCCAATCACGCTGAATCTGAGCCTGATGAGCATTAAATGCGTTATTCTCACGATTAATATCAATACTAGTCTGATTTGTCTTATTCTGGGATGATGCACCAATAGCGTTACCAGCAAGAGAAGCACCAGCAGCAATAATACCTCCAAGGACAAGAGGAGCAATATGCTTTTCGGAGTGCCCCATTAAGGGGCTTTCTCCAATATCATAGAATCTCATTGAGCAGGAGCGTCAGGGGCGGACGCAGAAGCGGGCTCTGACTTTTGCTCTGCCAACATAGCTTCAGCATATTTAGTAAGCTCAGACTTCTCACCAGCCAGCTGTTGTAACACAGCCTGCCTTTCAGACATCGTCTGACAATGTCGGGAAACGACACATTCAAACCGTTCTGCATCAGTCATACCATCCATCACGGTAGACTGAGTAGGATGCATCTGGTCTAGGATGCTCTGAACGTTCATATCACCAAGCGAACGGCGATATTTTTCCTGATTTAACAGGATTTGTGTCATATCGACCTGAATCAAATCACCATCAGGAGTTTCATCATACATCACAGAATCATATACAGATTCCTGATAACACGGATTATCCTCAACCAATTCGGGGATAACCTCATTTTTAATACAATCGGGGTTCTTATAAGCAAAACTTCTCATAACAAACAGATTAATAAGGTAAACCATTACGATCCAAGTTTTGAACAGCATATACTTGGAAATTAACATTACATAATAACTGATCAAATGCAACCGAACAATTGGTAGCATCAACCTGAGGTACAAAAATAGAATTCAACTGTTGCGGACGAACTTTCATAGACTGATAAGACCAAGCGCCAGAAGAAGTTAACACTTGCCAACCGTCAAGAGGAGCAACCCAAGACTGATAAGCAGCACCAGTACGGAATCCAGCATGGACAGTATCAATATTAGATTTCCACTGCCAGTAGCGGAGGTTATAGCCAAGAGAGCCAGAAACGGAGCGGCCAGGATTATTCTGAAGGTTAAGAGCAGGAACGGCTTGCATACCAAGCTGATCAAATGCAGGTTGCGGGAAGTCAGATATAGCAGTCACAGTCAATTGAGGAGCTTGGCCTGTCAAATTCCAATCCAACATAGGTACAGCATGGTATACACACATAATTACTTGATGTTCTGCACCACAGTCATAAGTAATAGTATGGCCTGACTGGCTAGAAACACCTTTACCAGCAATAGAAGCCTGTGAAGAATCAGTATCAAGATTAGTATTAATAACCTCGTTAATATTGATTACACTAGACCAACCTCCAATATAATGGGCATGGTTACCCATATATTCGGGGGCTTTAATACCAAACTGGGCGGCCATTTGATCTGAATAGTCCTTACTACTGAATTGAACTACTTCCTTCCAGCGTTGCAAATATTCAGTTGCACGAATTGAGAGAGCGGAGAGGTCAGCATTTAAACGCAATTGAGCATTATTCCCAGGACCAACAGAAGAAAGAGCAACAGAAGTACCTGAAGTATTAACCAATACTCCCTGAGAAGAAGGAGTCACAATAGAAGTATTAGAAAAATTAGACAAAGTGGATATAGGCAAAGCAGCTACCGAACCATACTGAGAAGAAGGCAACATACCCATAAAATAATCTTTGGGATAATTGGCATAGCGCAACTGGAGCATGTCCGTAACCAATCCAGTATTGCCAGTTCCAGTCCAATAGTCTACATTATAAGCGTAAGCTTTGTGCTTTTCCCATTGAGGATTACTATAGAAATCATAGTAAATCTTCTGATAAGCAAGGAACGGAAGAGAATTAACAGTCTGTGAAGTCTGATAAACCAAAGGATTGTCAGCATCACCAAGGTTGTCAATACCTAGATATTTCTCAGTAATAGCAGCCTTACCTGTATTAGAATTAGCAATCAGAGATCCATAACCAAGCATATCGAGCAATTTACAAGAACCATAAACGATAGGGAGGCCAGCATCATCACGAGTATTAGCCTGGTCACCAGCATTAGCCGTCTGAAGAAACTGACTAAAGAGGCTCTGAGTAACATAGGGAACAGCGGTAAGTGCAGATGTATTAGTAGTAGAACTAGAAGCACTAGTCATATAGTCCGTCATTTGAGTAAATGCCTGAGGAAGCGCACGAGAAATCAGACGTAACGGCACAGCGTAGAAATCATAATATTCCTTAATACGGGTGTAAGCAGCAGTATTAACTGGAACAGTGCGGGTAAACCAGTCAGATGAAATACGATACTTATTACCAGGAATAGCAATCTGCCAATAACATGGCAAGATCTCACCAATCTTAGCAGTAAACAGTTTCTTCGAACTCAAGTCGAATGAAGATCGATGCGTAGAAATCCTCGCTCGATCAAGGGGATTAAAATCACTCATAATTAATAAAATTAAAAATTAAACCATACGATTAAATATATTATTAGCATCATTAAGCTTCTTATGCTTAATCATATCACGGCAGTATGTCGATGCACGGAAATCGAGACACCTTTGTAAATCGTCGCACATATCGTTGTAATTTGAAGGTTGCGAGGCTTTAAAGGATGGTCCGACCAAACGAGAAAGAGCTGGGGAAAGTAATAATTTTCGGGGGTCATCAAAATGTAAGATGGTGGGCTTGATTCCTGCCATTCTGTCTCGAATAGTGTACGTGGAAAATGTTCCATCTTCTTCCTCTTTAACGATTGACCTCTCACATCCTGTGGCTGGTAAGTAAAAATATCGCAATAGAGGGAATTCACATGCTTCTTGTATTCGCAACGAATTACACATTCGTACATAATCTGCTTTCTTTTCATATTCTATGCCTGTTTTAATGATAAAAAGAATACGATTGGAGTAAGTACTAAGATCAGAACCGAAGGAAGGCAAATGCCAATTACGGAAGAACTTAGAGACATATAAGAATAGCCGATATAACTTATTAATATAAGACTCAACATCGACATCACTAGAACTGTTGCAGAACCTAGTAAGGCACCGAGCAGAATGTAATATAATTTTGTCATCATCAGATAAAATCGGGTTAACCTTAAGATATTGATAATAAGCACGAACAAGACTCAAAACTGAATCCTGTTTATAATCGATGAATCCGAATTTTGCAATTCTTTTTGGCGTTGAGTGTACAGCGCGAAGAATTCGAGCAATCGCAACACCATCGTCATTGCGAGCAGACGAGAATCGGGGTAATAAGGTACGGATATACGACATGGGGGGAGTTGACCGAACACTGATTCCGTTGAAGTTATAGACTCTTCCATTAACGACAGAATCGAGTTTTTGCTCAATTTGCGCATAAGGGTCATTGTCTTCAACGAAATCGCAACCTTTCTCAAAGAATCCGAGAGACGCTCGCGATCTGGGCTTAAATGCGCGGCATGAGCGATATAATAAGGGAGCAGAACACAAGCTGTTAACGTAACTCGCAACGTACGAACTAGATCCACCAGCGGCACGTTGGAAATCTGAACGACCGAGTTTCCAACTCTTAGCGTGACAGTATCGTAAAACCTCGGAGACCTTTTCCGAGTTTGTGAATAATAAGAGATGATAATGCGGGCGAAAATGTACGGGTCCGTACTCACCCACAGCGTAGAAATGTAGCGGTTCATAAGATCCTAATTGTAAAGATAAATGTTTACGTAAGCGTTTTATATAATTCTGAACATCAACATAGTTCAGGAAGGGAATAAGATTATCACGACCGTATTGTTCAGAAGCGGGATAGTCCATTTTATCAACGGCTTGCGTTTTACCGATAAAACTACGAATAGCATCCATACTAAGAAACCAATTATCCCTAACAGGAACATGCTCCTTAATCTCACGGTCAAACGGAACAGTACCCTGTACCTGCTCGAAAAATATATGACGCAATGCGGAGCTATCATCACATTGATATTCGGAAACAGGGATATATTTATGATGTTCATCACCAAAATGAATATCTCCTGAGATACCTACAACGTCCTCATATTCGCTATGGAGAACCTTACAGTTCATAAGAGGAATATGTTCGTTGTCGTACGTAAGAGTTACAAAATAAGAATACTTAAATGCACTTCCAGCGGTCTTCACACGCATGGATGCCTTTTTAGCACGCTTATGGATACAATAATCACATTGACCACAATCCACGGCAATGCGTGCACCAGTGTAACGATTAGTAATAAACGAACGATGCTGACAATGATCAGCCGCTTTCAGTAAATCAGGAGAAAAGTTCATAATTATTTACGTTTGTCAATCACTTGGCGACGATTACGCTTGCCAAATGAAATATGAATGAATGTAGGATATAATATCAATTGGTCAAATACATGAGTATTGTCTGAATAATTATGGATATGTTCAAGCAATCGGCCATAAGTGGTAGAACCATAAGGTTTCATATCAATAGCCTCTCCAAACAAATGTTGAGAATTTGGAACACCACCAGCAGACTTGTTTTCAATAACAGAACGTTTAGCGCTTGTTATCGTAAAATGCAAGTTGAAGCATAACAAATGCTCAAGGAAATCCATAAGAGTAGAATTCATAAACCAATAGAATTAAGAATATAACCTAGGGCAGCAGATACAGCACCAATTATAATTTTCCAAATATTATTACTTTTCATCATCATGGGTTTTAAGTTCGACAAACTTATTTTCCTCTTTAATCGAATCCACAATAACAATAAGACCCAACGGAGAAACTCGCTCAGAATAATTTCCAAGACCATCGAGAGAATTAACGATATAAGGCGGAATAGCATCACGACCAGTGGTTTTTTCTTTAACTGAAATAATGAATTTTTGCATAATCGTAAATTTTAAAAAATTAATAATAGTTGTAACTTCTAACTGGGGGCAAATATACGAACTATATTCATAATTGCAAAAGAAAACTATTTTTTTTAGATTCTACCGTAGAGTGTGAGTTGTGCGTTTATGGACGAGGAAAAGGAGAAACCGAGAGGATAACTCGGATTTTGCTTCGCACACAACTAGGGGCTTCGCTTAATTAACAGTCCTGGATCCATTACTAATAGATCTAGGAAAAGTGGATGTATACAGAGGTGTATAGGCACGGCAGATCAGATAGAATCTGCCTTTGCGCACCTTCGTGCTAAAATACCGAAGCGGAACGCTTCTCTAAGGAAGTCGCTCCGCTCCATATTTCGATCAGGCCCTACGCGGGCGGCGGGTGTATATCGCTCAAACGCCGCGATGGGCTTCTAGT